CAGACTAATATCTGGTCCTAAGAGTGGGGATGTCATCGACATCTCCCACAGGGGCCGTTCTAGCTTATTGTCTAAGGCTAGACCGATTACGCCCCCGGTCCCTCTCGTTAGAAAGGAGACCTCCGCCCGAGCTTGATGCTAACGCGCTCGGGGCGTCCAGAACGCTCCAAGTGCTCTGCATTGACGCTCAGCGAAACAGAAGCATAGCGCTTCTGCCTCACGTCAAAGACAAGATCATCCTCACGGATGCCTTGTACGAGACACTTGAGGAGGGCACCAACCCCATCTAGAAGATCTAGAGGGGGTTTGGCACTCACGTAGTAGCCCTTGGTTAAGGGGCTGTGAGTGTTTGGATTCAGCCCTTGGAATTCATATCCAAGAGCAGATTCCCTGCCCAACAACGGGGAGGATGGAGCCACATTTGGCCAATACCGAAGTATGTGCCTCATGTAGTTATCCATCCAAGCTGCACCCTTCCAGAGACCAGCCCAGTAAAGCTGGTTTCGAAGACTGGTTGCAGCAATAACCCCATCAGCATCCTGCCGTCGCAGGGGGAGTACCTGTCTGACCTTGACGATAGACACGTCATGGCCATCGTAATACTCCCGTCCACAAGACTCTCTGAACCTTCCGGTCCAGTAAGACTTGCCGACGTTAACTACATACCCAAAAGTATGTAGTTCATCGACGAAGGACAGCACGTGGTCTCTGGGAACGACAAGGTCGTCCCCGAAGACACGCACCCGCCCGGAAAACAGATTTACTATCTGTTTCCGGGAAAGTGATGTGTTGAGATCTCTTTCTATCCCTAGGAAGATCATGACCAAAAAGGCCATGGCCTCCACAGGAAAGCAGAGAGCTGAACCCATAGACGCGAACTTGGCTAGGCGAAGAACGCCTTGACCAGGAACGTCAGCCTTCCTAGACCTGGATGCCTGAACTGCCGCAGACAAATGCGGATAGTTCTGCATCATGGCTAGTACGTGCTGATTCGAAACCCGGTCGGAAGCCTCACTCAGATCGAGTGTGGCGAGATCACCGCTGAGTGATCCCTCGAGAGCAAGAGCCCTATTAGGCTCTTGATCATCGAAACCGATCGTGCGGGAGAGGAAACCATCCTCTCGAATCGCACTTAGGAGACATCGCAAAATCGACTGCTGTGTATATTGCATAGCAGCCGGTTCAATAGCGATGATCCGTGGGGTTTTGAGCGTTTTAGGAACTGTAATTACCCTAACGGGTAATTCAGAACCAGGTTCGAGGATGTCAAGCTCCTCATTCATCTCCTCCCGAAAGGAAGGATTAGGAATGAGAAACTCTTCAGCCGGAAATACCGTCTGAAGACGAGTAGTCCAGGATCGTAGATTCCACTTAGCATTACTGCTAAGTCGATCTACGACAGCGCCTGGACCATGCTTTGGGATACATCTTGCCCAGTAGACATCTCTATCTACTTTGGCAAACATATCTCCATACAGCAACTCAGACATACGGGCAAAATCCTCGAGGTACTGAGGATCCAACCTTTTATCTGAGTCCTTGACATCCTTCTCACACTGAACATATTCACGCATCGCTTGCCTCTCCCGTTCAGGAGAAACAACCTGACGGTTGTTTCCCTGCTTCCGCTTCCTTGACAAGGAAGTGGAGGGGAGGGCAATCTTACTAAACATCAGCGTAAGCTGACGAATAGCATAGATTGTCTCGATGCATGGATCGTCCAGCAACACACCACTAGCAGGATCGAACACACGTCCAAGGAAACCTTGCATAAAAGCAGGGAGACCAGTATGACGTTGCCTCTTAAATGAGGGAACGTCAGAAGGGACGACGAAACCTTGGTCAAGCCACTTTTGGGTAGCTTTTCCAAAGTCCGCCAGAGTTATCGCAAGAAACGATAACCCCTCGTGTTCGGTCCGACGCATGACAGTTGTTTTGTCACGCGTGGCGCTAGTGCAGCATCGCGTAGCTAGTTCATCCGCTACGCAGGACCAGAGAGACATTAGGCTTTTCACGTTCCCTCC